ACGCCGACTCAAGCGGCCGGATCGTCGTGGAGCCCAAGGAAGAGACGAAGAAGCGCATCGGCCGGTCACCGGACAACGCCGACGCCCTCCTGCTGGCCTTCTACGCGGCGCCCGGCGGCCACGACGAGGCCATGGACTGGCTGCGCGGCTTCCGCTGACCCCCGACGCCGATGAATACCTGACCCGAGGGGGTGCCCGGTGGTCCGCTGGAATCCGTTCCGCCGCAGCACCCCCGAGCAGACAGACGTCACGAAAGCAATCAGCCCCAGCAACGTTCCGGCGACGTTCAACGCCAACCAGGTCGCGTCCCTCATCAACCAGGTGTCCGTCGGCCGGCAGATCCCGGGCGTGTCCAACCCGCTGCCCCGCACCGACCCCATGGTCGCGTTCGGGCCCGGCATGCCACTGTTCCCCGCCGCGATCGACCCGGTTCGCCCGGACAGTGGCCGGCCCGAGCCCCGCTTCAACGAGTACCCGGTCAGCAGCAACCTGCCCGGCGTCTCCGACCGGCTCGTGCCGTGGAAAGTCCTCCGCGACGCTGCCGACGCTGGGGGCCTGCCGCGGCGCTGCATCGAGATCCGCAAGGCGGAGGTGACCACCCTCGACTGGGCGGTCACCATCACCAAGCAGGCCGTGGAGGCAGCCCAGTCAGGGACGGACCGGCCCCGCTCCGAGGTCGAGCAGGACCTGCGGCAGCGCCTGTCCGGGGACATCGTGCGCTGCACCCAATTCTGGGAGAAGCCCGACCCCGGGCAGGACGAGGATTTCGCCGAGTGGCTGTCGAAGCTCCTCGAAGAGCACCTCGTGTTGGACGCGGTGGCGATCTACCCGCGGCAGACCTACGGCGGCGACCTGTACGCCCTGGAAATTTTGGACGGGTCCACGATCAAGCCGCTGCGGGATCACCGTGGCGGGCGCCCCGCTCCGCCGAACCCGGCGTTCCAGCAGTTGCTGTGGGGCTTTCCCCGCGGGGAGTTCATCGCCGACACCGACGACAGCGGCCACATCATCGACGGGTTCACCTCGGACCGGCTTATCTACAAGCGCCGCAACGTCCGCGCCCACACCCCCTACGGCTACTCCGCGGTCGAGCAGGCCCTGGAAGACGTCGACGTGTGGCTGCGGCGCCGCAAGTGGATCCGTGACGAGTACACCGAGGGCACCGTCCCCACCGGGCTGATCCGCAACAGCAACCAGGCCGGGTGGACGCCGCAGCAGACCCTCGAATACGAGCGGGAACTCAACGACACATACGGCGGGTCGTCTGCTGCCCGGCATCGCATGCGGGTCCTGCCGCCGGGCATGGAACCCGTCACGAACCCTGATGTTGCGGAGCGGTACAAGCCCGAGTACGACCTGTTCCTCATCAAGCAGATCGCATCCCACTTCGACGTCACCATCGCCGAGCTCGGCTTCACTGAGACCGGCGGCCTCGGATCCAGTGGCTGGCACGAGGGCCAGGCCGACGTGCAGCAACGCAAAGGCACCCTGCCGACGCTCCGCTGGCTGCAGCAGTTCCTCACGTCCGTGTCCCGCACCCACCTCGGCATGCCGCAGGAGCTGGAGTTCCGGTTCCTCGGTCTGGAAGAGGAGGATGCGGCAGCGGCCGACGAGGTTGCCGGCGCCCGTGTTGGCGAAGCCCGAATGACGCTGAATGAGGACCGTGACCGGCAGGGTCAGCCCCGCTATGACTTTCCCGAAGCGGACATGCCGTTCATCCGTACTGGTCGCGGCATTGTGTTCCTGCCTGGCGCGTCTAAGCTCACCGCGCCGGGTGAGACCGTCGACCAGGTCGCAGGGTCGCCCCTGTCCGACAAGGATGACGACGGAATCCTCGACGCCCCGAACGGTCCTGACGCGGACACCAAAGTCGGAGACGGCGAGGACGACGGGGACGAGCGGGCTGATCAGGTCAAGGTGGAACTTGCGGCCTACCGGCGGTGGGCCCGCAAGAACCCCGGACCGAAGCGGCCGTTCCAGTTCGCGACGGTCACCAAAGCCGATGCCCCAGACCTCGACGGCCAGCCGGTCGTCTTCGCCACCCCAGGTGAGGTGCCAGCCGGCCCAAAAGGTGAAGCGGTCGCTTGGCCCGGGTGGGCCCGCGACCACGACACCGCCGCCCTGTGGGCCGGCCGCATAACCCGGGGCATCGTCGGGGCCGTCGACTGCCAGCAGATCGCCGAACGCTGGCTCGCACAGGAACTCGTCAAGGCCGATGAACCCGACACCGGCATCGAGCAGTACCAGCAGCCCGACCAGGACAGCGGCGACGAATGGGCCGTCGCCCTGGCTGTTGCATTCCTGGCAGCTCAGGGCGTCACGCTGACTGCGCCGATCGCCGCCGCCATCATCGGGATCTGGACCGAAGGCTGGGCGATCGGGACGGCGTCCGCCTATGCGATCCTCAACGGGACGCCGGCGCGGTTCGGCTGGATCATCGGCGACGACACCACGGCCCGCCAGAGGCTGACCGCATCCATGGCTGACGCGCTGCAGGCGTTCCTGGACCGCAACCGGTCCGGCATCCCTTCGATCGCCACCCGGCGCCTGCGGGTCTTCGCTCGCGTCCTGGCAGACGCCAAAGCCCGCGGGATGACCGCGAGGGAACTCGCGGACGCGCTGCGGGACGCCCTCCGGGACGATCCGTGGGCCCGCATGACGGCCCTCACCGAACTGTCCCGCGCCACCGCCCAAGCCGCCCGGCAGGCATACACCGAGGCCGGTATCACCGCGTGGGCGTGGGCCACCGAGCCCGGCGCCTGCCCGGTCTGTGCCGCGAACGAAGCAGCCGGGCCCCGCGCTATCGGCGAGGCGTGGCCAGACGGATCCGAAGCTCCGCCAGCCCACCCGAACTGCCGCTGCGTACCCGTTCCCGCGTAAGCCTGAGAGTGGGTAAAGAGCCTGATGAGAGACCGTCAACTCCCGTAGAATCAGGGGGATAAGAGAACCCCGCCGGTGGTTGCACACCGACGGGGCGACGCCGAACCGACCTGCGATCGGAACGACATGAACGAAGCTACACGTGGCAAAGCAGGCTGCCAATCGGAAGGCTGCGACCGGACCGCCGAGAAACGTGGCCTGTGTGGTCGCCACTACCAGGCGCAACGCCGCGGCACTCTCGGGCCCTGCTCCGTCGAAAACTGCGAAACGGATGCTCAGACCCTCGGTCTCTGCCTCAAGCACTACCGGCTGAAGCGCCGGTACGGCACCACCGAAAAGCCTGAAACCCCGCCCCTGGGGGCATGCTCGGTCGAGAATTGCGACAAGACCGTCAAGGCTCGCGGCTGGTGCGACATGCATCTACAGCGGGTCTACCGAACGGGATCCCCGGAGGAACCGCCGCTCCCCGAAACCCGCGCCTGCCGTAGATGCGACCGCGTACTGCCGAGGGCCGAGTTCTCCAGGCCGCAGCCGATCTGCAAGCAGTGCTACCCGGCCTTCGCGCGTGAGGAATACGGACCCTGCTCGGTCGCCGACTGCGACCGCATCGTCCGCGCAAAGGGCCTGTGCGTCACACACCTACGCCGCTTCAACGCGTGGGGAACGACCGAACCCCGCGAGCGCTCGACAACCCGCGTGTGCAAGTGGTGCGAGCGCAGACTTCCACGCATCGAGTTCTCCCAATCGGAGCCGGTGTGCATGGACTGCCATCCGCTGTACCGGCAGGAGAAGAACGCCAAGCGGCTGAGTCGGGCGAGTGGCGTACAACGCTCCGCCGCCGAGATGCGGGAGCGCCAGCAGGGGCGATGCGCGATCTGCGGGACCCGTGAAGAGGATGCACCGAGAAAGCGCCTGCATGTGGACCACGACCACGGCACCAACGTTGTGCGTGGACTGCTGTGCAGTCTCTGCAACACAGGAATTGGCCAGTTCAAAGAAGATCCATCGCGGATGCTGGCCGCCATCGAGTACCTGAAACGGGCCGCCTCGTAGGGGCCGAAGAGACCAAGCAGGGGCGTCCACACGGGCGCCCCTTTCGCATGCCCGGGAAGGAGGGGCCTGGCTCATGTCGATCTCCTATGCCTGGGCGCCCATCACCAAGTCGGAAGAGCAGGATGACGGCACGATCGTTGTCCACGGACCAGCGGCTACGTCCGAGATTGACCGCGACCGGCAGCGCCTCGATCAGGGGTGGCTGGACGAGGCTCTCCCGCGGTGGCTGGCGCCGGCGTCGTCGTCTGGCACGGCTGGCGCCGGCGGTGCGGTCCGTGAGCAGCACGATCCGAAGAGGGCCGTAGGGGTGGGGATCGGCCTGAGCAAGGCTGACGACGGCAGGCACTACCTGACGGCGCGGATCGTGGACCCGGTTGCGGTCAAGAAGATCAAGCACGGTGTCCTCAAGGGCTTCTCCGTCGGGATCAAGAACCCCCGGGTGGAGATGGGTAAGACCGACGCCCCGAACGGACTTGTTACTGGCGGCGACATCATCGAGGTATCCGTCTGCGACTCCCCGGCCAATGGATCTTGCTACTTCCAGATGGCTAAGGCAGACGCAGCCGGCTCCCTGGCCCTGATCGAGGATCCTCACGTCATTGAGAAGGCCGACAGTCCTGACACGTTCGGCCTCCCCGCGGAGCTCTACGACCGGCTCGCCGCCCCGGTGAAGGAGGCGCTGACCCGACTGGCAGACAGCGGGGCAGCGGTTTCGGTGGACGCCATCAAGGCTGACGATGCCACCTCGGGGATTGCGTCCCCTTCCCTCGTCATTCGGATGCAGGGTGCGCCCGTGTCAGAGGAGTTGCTGCGCGGCCTCATCAACGCCGAGCTTGGCAAGGCGGACCTGTCTGCGGCGGGCCGGAAGAAGGCTGCCACCTCGGGCGCCGCAATGCCCGACGGCTCGTATCCGATCACCACGAAGGCTGACCTGCGGAAGGCCGTCAAGGCCGTGGGCCGCGGCGGCGCCGACCACGACAAGATCCGGAAGCACATCGTCACCAGGGCACGGGCTCTGGGATTGGAGAACCTGGTGCCCGACAACTGGAACAGCGACGGATCCCTCAAGGACGCCAGCAAGGCTGACGCACTCGATGCCGCCGCCACCGCGGAGACTGTGGCGAAGGCCGAGCAGATCCTCCGCGACGTGCGAGCCCTCGCCCCGAGCCTGACCAAGGCCGACGACGGCGAGCAGCCCCCGGCCACTGGCGACGACGAGTCGATGGACATCGCGGGCGCCGAGCAGGCCATCGCCTGCATCGCCAAGCTCATCATCGCCGAAGCCGAGTCCCTCGCCCTGGGCAACCTCAACGAGGCCATGGACATCAGCCTCCTCCTCGACGCCGTGCGCTCCCTCGCCTGGTTCAAGAACCGCGAAGAGCAGGAGCAGAACGGCGACAGCGACGCCGACATGGGCCTCGCTGACCAGCCCGACACCACCAAGACGGACACTCCCGCCACCCCGGCGGTCGAGCCCGCACCCAAGACCCCCGACACCCCCCAGGTGCCGGACACCCTGACGAAGGCCGACGTGGCCGAACTCGTCAAGGCCGCAGTCGCAGAGGCCAGCGAAGCCGCCAAGGAGCGCGAGACCGCGCTCGCGGAGGAGCTGACGAAGGCGCAGCAGGCCATCGAAGAGTTCCGCACGATGCCCGTTCCCGGCGGACCCGCACTCACCCGCACCGCCGACCAGCAGGCCCAGGCCCGCAACACCGACGCCGACCGCCTGCGCGCCGAAGCCAAGGGCCTCATGGCCAAGGCTGACGCCGCCGTCGACCCCGTGCTGCGCAAGGGCTACTCGGACCGGGCAGCCGAACTGCTCGAAAAGGCCGACGCCTAACCCCCTGACCCTCCCGACCCCGCCCCACTGGCGGGGTTTTCGCATGGAAGGACGGCCCACCGTGGCCCTCACGACTGACACCGAGAAGCTGTTCGGCGGCAACCCCGACAGCCCCAAGCTCAGCCCCGCCGAGGTCACCCGGCGACTCGACGGCTTCCTGGAGAAGCTCGACGCTGTCCCGACCCGCTACCTCGGCCCGCAGGACGTCGTGTCGGCGTTCGCCGGCGGACGCGGCATCGACTTCAGCGAGCAGCCGTCCACCGCCTACGGCATGCTCACCAAGGCCTTGGACGCGCCTGCGATCACCAAGGGCCTGTCGCCCGAGGCGCTGGCGTCGGTCACCGGCGCCCTGGAGCAGCTCAAGTCGCAGCAGCCGGACCTCGTCAAGGACATCAACCTCACCTCCCCGGTGGGTACCGGCCTGGTCGCGTTCGACCTGGAGGCCCCGGCGAAGATGCTGACTCCGCGGCCGACGCCGCTGCGGAACCGCATTCCGCGGAAGAAGGGCATCGGCACTTCCCACCGGTTCAAGACGATCTCCGGGTTCACCGGGACCGGCACCGGTGGCGTGGGCAACATCCACCCCGGTATCGCCGACAGCACGCAGAACAACTTTGCGCCGTCCGGTGCCAGCAACAGCCTGTTCTACGCCCGCGGCCCGAAGATCAGCTACGCGGGTGCGGACGTCACCGTCCCGTACAGCCAGTTCTCCGTCTCGGACGAGGTCACCTGGTCCGCGCAGTATGCCGGGCAGGGCTACCAGGACATTCGGCAGTTGTCCCGCACCAGCCTCACCTACTCCAGCATGCTGCTGGAGGAGCGGATGCTCGTGATGGGCCGCGGCACCGCGGCCGGGTTCCTCGGTGCTCTGGCCGCGCCGAGCGGCCTGGCGGGCACCGCGCGTTCTGCGGCCGGCTCGGAGGTCGGCATCTCGGGTGCGACGACCAGCGTGTACATCAAGGTCACGTCGGATGCCGGTGACTTCGGCCAGTCCGTCCTGACGTCTGCGGTGACGGTGGCGGTCACCAACGGGCAGGTCGTGGACG